TGATCAACGGAGATGACATCCTATTCCAATCGTCGCAAGACTTTTCGGATACTTGGATGTCCGTCGTTGGTGGACTGGGTCTCGAAGTCGAAAAGACAAAAACGTCGGTAAGTACTGAGTATGGTTCGCTGAACTCTACTCTACTTCGGTGGACCGAAAATGGTCTAGCCGTTGTCAAGACGTTAAAGCTTGGAATGCTTCGAGAGTGTAGCCACCCTGGGAATCTCGGTGTTTCAGCTCTTCAGTTCGCGAGATGCGGGCCGAAGACCTCATGGCTCCGGAACTTTTGTGAGTTCCTGAGCTGGCACGAGCGCACGATCGTCAAATGGCGATGCACCGCTGCCGACATGGGGTTCTTTGGCCGCCTCTCACTGAGAGCGTGGACAAGATTCCGTGGTGGGAGGTTGTTGTGGAGGGATGACGTTCTCCACCAGAAAAAGGTTGATCGACTTCCTGCCGCTCACTGCCCTCACAATATTGTGATGGCGAGCGAGGAGTTTGTCAATGTATCTACTAAGGATGTCACTGAAGACATCTCGAAGGATACATCACGGTGGATGGCGTCGAGAAAGTGGGAGCTCGGGGCTCAGTTCCGTGTAGTACGGGAACCGCAGTTGATATCTCAGCGTGCTAACGCTACTGGGATGTCAGGTCTGTCGGTGTACTACAAAACTGGTGCCCGCGAAATGAAGGAGGAGGCCTCTAAGTTGATGAGGCGGCGCGAGTATTTCGCGAAACCGGATATGGAGTCCCTTTCGAACCAGCTGCTTCGGTGTGCTGGTCTTCGTTCGGGTCCTCTTGTTCCGGCTGCTTACTCGCGCGAGGTGAGGAAAGAGCGGCCTTGGTGGAAGGAACGACCTAGTAGAGACGGGGTAAGGATTCCGAAGGCGGTGTGGTTTAACCATCATCCGCCGACAGATCCTTTTTCCCGAATCCACGACATCGTCTCCGACCTTCGTACGGGAGCGGGAGAACGTTTTGAGTCCTTTATGGGACTTAAACTTCTCGCTGGACTCCGGTCATGAATGAAGGCGGCCGCGCAGGGCGAACCCGCTTGTCGAGTGTTAGCTTCGCGCTAACCGGTGTGACCATGGTGGCGGCAGAACGATCTCCGCGGCGCCGAAAGTCAAATTGGCGTATGGTTACTTTCCTTCGGTGTTACCCGAAAGGGCCATGTCAACGCTCGTCGTTTGAACGAGAGTAGAACCCGTAGCTCCTTGAAGGACCTGATAGTGGCAATGCTATCCTTGAGACTCTAAGTTCCGAGTCTGGTCTGGTATGGTACGGGGGGCATGGTGGTCTGAGACCTTGTGGATTTCACCGTGAGGTGGGATCTGTTCCCAAGTAGGGCAAGGAAGCCCGGATAGCGGTTGTGTACCGTTAGACAAGTTGGTTGGAGACGTAGGCTTTACCTGCCGAACTCCTTGACGTCTGGTTGACGTCCTGCGCTTTCACGCGAA